AACCATACTCAACTTTAAAATCTACAAGGTCAATACCCATAATGTAAAACATCTGACGGAGATAATCATTAACCCGCAGTGTCATCTCAATAAAAGGTTCGGGATCGTATCCCATCAGACGCACACGATCTTTTGTGAGTAGAGGGTCATGCTTACTATCATCTTTCAGAAAGAACTCAACAATAGGGTGAGGCAGTGAGTAACCTTCTTGAAGAGTTGTCTCACGAACAATAGATCCAGCAGCACGGTTCCTACAGATAACTTCCAGTGGAACGATGTCTACCTTCTTACACATCATCTTGTTAGCACCAACCATATTGATATAATGAGTTGGGATATGATCTCTAGAAAGTTTCTCAAAGATAATAGATGAGATACTACAGCAAAGGGATCCTTTACCTAGTGGATGGTCAACCATCTCACCGTTACCAGCTGTTACCTTATCATGGTACTCAATGATAACTTTCTGTGCATCATCACCCTGGTATACAGTTTTTACCTTTCCTTCGGTAATTACTTCCATAAAAAAAGAGGGTCCTTAACCCTCCTAGTATATCATACCTGTCAATCAGAACCAATCTTTACGTGCGTGGTGATCTGGCACGACTTTCTTCAGAGTAACCTCTAAAAGCCCATTCTCAAAAACAACTGATCCAATTTCCGTGTCGTCACTGAGTGTCCAGGTTCGTGTAAACGACCGTTGAGCCAAACCTTTGTGGAGATATGAAGACTCCGTTTCTTTATCCTCTTTCTTGCCTTCAACAAAAAGTTTCCCATATTCTGTATATACATTTACCTCAGCTGGTTTAAATCCTGATAGTGCTAATTCAAGCCTAGACTCCACATTACTAAGTTGCACTAAGTTATACGGTGGGTAATTTGAAGTACTTTCATGTAAATGAAACATACGATCAAAATACTCATCCATCCCAATGCTGTTACGATTAATACGTTCCATGAGTGCAGGCAGGTCCGCAGCACCCCATCTTTGGAGATTTCCCATTATTCTAGCTCCTTATTAAGCGAGTTTGTTTTTGTGTGGACCCCGAAGGCATCCGATATATTTATAACACAAGACATAAAAAAACGGGGTAGTATACCCCGTAGTTTTTATTCGGTTTCTTCAACTTTTTTCTTTTTAGTACCAATATTATATTTGGTCTCTAAAATCCAGTCTTGCTTATCTCTATAAGGAAGAACTTTTATTTGATTAAGTGGTGCAATATCTTGAATTTTTTCAGCATCAACAACATTAACTAATCCCCAATCTGCTAAAAGTTGAGTAATTCTATTACGACGTTGTACGTCATTAACTGTTAAATTTGCTGGTTTGCCGTCAAGTGCAAACAACTCCTTAAAGTGTACAAGATAATACCTTCCCTGCTTATGCAGAATATGGCATGACTGATAAATCTTTTTTTCTTTGCGGGATGCAACACCAATTCTAGTCAATGTCTCTCTCACTTTCAAAAAGTCATCAGGTTCATTAAGAAGTACTTCCACCATTTTGTCTGGTGACCATTTTACTTCAGGTTCCTGAACGACACTCATCTTGTTCCTCCAATATCAAGTTTAGATTTAATAAATTTAAGTTGCTCGTCAGATAAAATTCTCAGAGCTTGCTCTGCTTTTTCATTACTATATCCATAGTAAGATTTTATACATTCAAGGTCTTTAATTTTCTCTCGTCTTATCCAAGGATTGAATCTTTTCTTGGATCGTATAGTATTTATAAGAAAATCGTACTGAAGTTTCTTTTGTAATGAGTGATGCATATTCATCTCATTAACGAACATAAGACAATCGATACTTCCACTCAAGCATTTATTAACAATATATGGAGGATATTGTTTCTCAGTTGAGGGGTCTTCATTAATAATATTTTTTTTAGACTGATTAATGGAGTTTAACCAGTCTTTCAATTCAATACCCATAATCTATTTAAATACTGCAGTCACACCAATGACAGTTGCTCCAGGATTACGAGCAAGTGCAACTTTTCTTGCATCTTCATAATCCCTAGCAACTACCTTTTCTTTGAATACTTGACCAGCTTTAAATAAACTGACTTCGCAGTTCATAAGTAGTCACCATAAGAAGTATCATCCTTATGAAGAAGAACACCATCAACATTCCGAAGTAATTGCTGCATACTACTATTTAAAGCACGATATCCAGTTCCAACATAAAGTTGTCCAAAAACAACAGAGACTGTAGCAGTTGCCCAAAAAATATAATAAAATTTAGACTTTACTTGTGCTTTAGATTTTTGCTTTTTTAGTTTCATAATTCACAAAACGAGTTTTTTTGCTGCTGGTGTAACCAATTTGCTACCAAACATCTCATTATATTTACCGGCAACTTCTTCTTGAACTTCTACAGTATAGACAACATGTTCTTGCTTAATAACAATCTCAGGAGTGTCTTTGGAAATTACTGTTGCCCAAGGGGCAAAACCAACACCTTGTTGTTGAGGAATAACTACAAGAGCATTTTGTATTTTAAGAGAATCTTCAGAAGTATCAAGAACTTCTGCGACGATTTCTTCACCAGTCACTATTCGGATAAGTTTAATTTCAATCATAATCGTTTTGTTCTGTTAGGTTAATGTCTTCAATACAATCTACAGTCACATCGTATTGACCGATGCGATACCAATAATTAAGTTGTCCAAGAACATCACAATGCTGTCCAAGGTATTCAACATCAGTACTTTCATTTTCACGTAACCATGCCTGTAGACGTTGGTGCATTAGTTCGTTTCTGTTTGTAATAAAGGAGTCTGTCACTTAAAGTTGCAATCTACCATAATTTCTGTGAGAGCTGCGAGAAGATTAATCTCCTGGTCTGCTACAAATGCTGCCTGATACTGATACTTAGCAACAATGAGCACAGCAGCAGCAATGCTAGGACCGTCCAGGGTTTCACAACAAGCATCATACACACGACGAAGAAGTACCCCAGAATCATTGTCCAGATTACTGACGACCCACTTACGTACTTCAGAAAAGTTTTTTGTCTTAAGATTTTTAATAAGGTCATCAGTTTTTACTTCCGCAAACGACGCAAGGACCCCTGTATCAATTTCTCCACCCACCGAATACCTTTGGCATTCGTTGATAACTCTTCTCCAGTCTGGGAAGTGCTTGTTGATGAGTTCAATGAGTACTTTGTTGTCGAACTTAATTTTTTCATCGGTAAGGATTTGCTGTAGTCTTCCGAAAAACTTTGCTGCAATTCCTGGTTTTTGTTTTCCTGTGATAGAAAACTCCACGACGGCACATCGGGAGTGGAGAGGTTCAATGATTTTGTTTTTGTAGTTGCAGGTGAAGATGAATCTGCAGTTGCCACTAAACTCCTCAGTAAACGCCCGTAGGAGGAGTTGTACATCATTGGTTGTGTTATCTGCCTCATCAATGATGATGACTTTGTGTTTTGCAGTTGACGAAAGCGATACGGTCGAAGCAAAATTCTTCGCATTATTTCTGACGGTATCAAGGAATCTCCCTTCATCGGATCCGTTAATGACATAAAAATCTACTCCCAGTTCGTTACATAGTGCTTTTGCTACTGTAGTCTTCCCACAACCTGCGGGTCCAGCAAGAAGTAGATTAGGTATCTCTCCCTGTTCAACAAAGTCCTTAAAAGTTTTCTTTGTATTAGATGGAAGTATACAATCTTCAATATTTTTAGGTCGATATTTTTCAACCCAAAGGAATTCATCACGCATAATAAAAAAATGATTATTTAATCAAAAGTAGAATCAGGTTCTAGAGCAATATAGTAATTTAAGTTGTGACGAGAATTGGTGAACTTGGACAAAAGTTTCTGAGAAACGATAACATCATAAGTTCCAGGGATAATCTTAATATTCTCAACTTTGAAGTTAAAGCAGAACTCAGTATTGGTTTCACCAACATCAATAGAAAAAGTATTAGAAGTATCATTCTTCTTATCACGAACAACCAAACGTACAACTCCTGCTTCACCAACAGCAGAAAGGTCTGGTAGTTGATAAACACCCGATGCTTTAATTAGTCTATCAAGTTGTGAATGCTCCAATTGAAAGCAAACATCTTCCGTTGGAAGATTTAATTCTTTATCTGGAGGAACAACAATAACCTCTGGATCTGCAAAGAAGTATTTGACTTTTCGTTTTCCTTCACGAATAATCAAATGAGATTGGTTAGAGAAATCTATCTCAGGATCTTGATGGAGACTAAGACCATTAAGAAACTGGTTAAGATCATAGATTGCAAAATCCTTAGGAAATTCTTCCTTTATATCTGCTTCGGCAAGGATATTCTTCATAACACTAATTGTACGAAGTTTATGACCACCTTTAACAAGAATTGATTGATTAATAGAAGCGAAGTTTTTGAGAATAGTAATAGTTTCAGGTGATAGTTTCATAATTTTAGTTTCAGTTTAATCTCACTGGGGGTAGGTTTCACGTTTTGCATTTTTATCATTAAAATGCATTAGAAGTACAGCATAGTGCAGAATCTTCATAATGTCACGACGGGCGGTTCCTTTCTTATCATATCGTGACGCATACTTGAGGATGTTGCTGCGACAGAATGCCTCACCATCACCACAAGCTTCGATAAGGTCCAGAGTTTGAATCTTATCATCACCAGCAGAATAATGCTGGTCATATGTTCTAGTAATATAATCTTTCAACTCTTTAATGATTACATCTTCACTATACTTCTGTCTATTGCTAGGAGTTGCAAAACTATCATTTTCGTATAGTGTAGCATGATAATCAACTCCTGCTACTGATGAAGAAATGATAGTATCTCCAAAAGTAATTACATCATCTGACATCAATCCATTCGGAAATGGTACAGACTGTGCTGCTTGAGGAGCACCAGTATTAAACGTAATGGTGTCAGGACTATCTCCTCCTGTCAAATGATAATTACCACTAAAGGTGGTTCCAATTGTCATAATAAAATAAGTACGTATCCAGTATCAGTATATCGACCCTCTGCGGTTTAGTCAAGTCACTTTACTGAAACCCTTGACCTTCTCTACCTTTATCACACTATCAAACAGGTCTATAAGTTCATCTGTTTTATGTGAGATAACAACAATATTTGCATCATTAACAGTATATTTAATAATCTTACTGAAGTAATCAATACCTGCACCATCAAGTGAACTATCAAATACCTCATCAAGAATAAGGAGATTTGTTCTTATTGAGTTCTTCATTCTTGCAATCTCTCTCCATGTAAACAAGAGAGCAAGATTAATTCTCATTTTTTCTCCTTCACTAAAAGAAGCATATGAAAAATCTTCATGAACAGCAGATTTAATGACCTCATTGAACTCCTCATCTAATGTGAAGTTAATGAAAAAATCCATCATTTGCAGATACTTATTAATCTGCTGATTCATTAATGGTAAGTATTTTTGAATTATTTTAGCCTTTACCCCTCCATCTTTCAGGAGGGTTTGAGTAAAGACATAATAGGAATGGAGTTCTCTATATTTGGACCTGTCAAGGTCAAGTTTATTCAGTTGTTTCTTTAATTTTGCTAGGACACTTTGCTCAACACTTTTGTTTTCATTTTTCTCGGCAAGTCTTTGAACTTCAAGTTCCAGTTCTCCTTTTTGTTTCTGGTATTGACTAACTTCAAGATTTTGGTTAGAAACGTCATTGTTGAGTTTAGTAATCTCCTTACTTAATTGAATAAACTTGGATTGCCTTTCATCTTCTTTTTGAAGAGTTTTCTGCATATCCGTGAGACCATTACTCAGGTCGGAAATGGTATTATCATGATCCCTAATCTTATTTAACCTAAAATCATCTTCAATAGTTTGAGTGCATGTTGGGCATACCGTATTGTTTTCAAAGAATTCTAGCAGTTCTGTTTCAGCAGATACCTTTTCTTCTAATTTTATCCTAAGGTTTTCTAACTTCCTAATTTTATTAGTAGCATTGGATACTTCATCAAGTTTTGGTTGATATTCATTAATCAAAGTTTGCTGAATTTGTCCAATCAGTATTCTCTTTTCATCAACCAATTCACCTAGTATTTTAATTCTATCAGACTTTTCTTTAATCTCTAATGCAGTATTAGTCTCAAGAGTATTAATAAAACTCTCTTGCATTTCTATTTTTTCAAAAGTAGTTTCTCTTTTAACGTCAATATCCCTTTGCTTGTCCCTGAGATGCTTAATTTTTTCCTTTAGTATAGTATTCATGGAAGAGAATACTTTGATGTCTAGAAGGTCCTCTACAATCTCCCTACGGTGTACTGTAGACAACTGCATGAATGGCACAAAAGATGCACTACCTAAAATAACAATCTGAGTAAATGATTTATAGTTAAGTTTTAATACATTCTTCTCTAACCAATTCTGCTGGTCCGCAGCAGACGCAAGTTGATCCATTACAACATTGTCTTTGTAAATTTCAAAGATTGTTGGTTTTATACCTCGTCGTATCTTCCAATTATATCCTGCAGTTTCAAACTCAATTTCTACAAGAGAATCTTTTTCATTAGTTGAGTTTACTAACTGACCTTTATTAATTTTACGAAATGCTTTATTGAACAAAACAAAACAAAGAGCATCTAGGATAGTAGATTTACCACTTCCATTTGCCCCCATAATCAAGGTAGTTTTACTATCTAGAAAATTTAGTTCAGTAAAGATATTCCCAGTTGAAATGAAATTACGAAACCGAATTTTCTTGAATGTTATCATCGTATCTAGGTGGTATCACAAAATCATTAGTTGTAATTATAGCATACTTATAGTCATACATATCACATGTCTTTACTGCCACTTCAGGGTCAACCTCAACAATTCCCATAGTTGGATAATCTTCTGCTTCTAAGAGTCCATTATAACGAATCGCATCATCCTCGTTCTCAAAGAAGAATACAACCTGCTCTCCGTCGTCATTTTCGACAGCATATGCTCCATCATCAGATTTATCGGTAAGTGCTAGTATATACATTATTCTACAAGCATCCTTATCTATATTTATTAGAAATAATTGATAGAAAGAACGTATCTCGATTGAGTATCAGTACAAGTTGTACTGTGGTGTGGGGTAGATCCGTCAAATATAACCATTCTATTTTCAACAGATTCAACCTTTACATCATCCTCAAATCCAGTATAACCATTACAAGTATTCAAATAAAGTAAAGCTGCTTTATGATTAAACTCATAATCTATATGAAATCCATGCTTTACAAATTCTCCAACGTTTGTATAAAGAAGTATTCTTGCTCTAATTAAAGCATTACATTTGAGTTTCTCAAGAATTCCAGCAATCATCCCAAATTCATTAGATGTTGGTTTATTACCTTCATACAATCTATGAATAAAATAATAGTTATTATTAACAATACCTTCTTTTCCATCTGCTACTTTTGGGCAGTAAGCCCATTGCTGAAATTTAGGATGCAGTATGTACTCACACATTCCGTAAAGGTAATCTTCTTCTAAGAAATTATCATAAATTTCCATTATTCAATCTCCATTGCTTCAAGGTACACGTCTTTAATAATTTGTTTAGCAATTTTTTTATCTAAATCAAATTCCGAATCTTCTATGTAAGAGTTTAATGTAGTGAGAGTATCTTCTACATCAGATTCTTGATATTGAAAATTAGTGTCATCAATATCAAGAATCTCAGATATCTTTACATCTAATGGTTTCATAGACATAAGTCTATCTAAAAACTTATCATAGTTTTTTTGATTACTCTTACTCTTTACAATAAGTTTTACAAACTTATCCTGAACTTCCAAATGGTCTAATATTTCCCAATCACCACCTGATGGAGAATCACTATCATAATATATTTTCTCAAATATATTGTATGGATTTTGTATATGCTCTAATTGAAGTGTTTCTGTGTCAAATATATTAAATCCCCTCACATCATTCCAATCATTCCAAAACATTTGATAAGGGTTGCCAAGATAAAAAATCTTACCATCATTACTACGGGTATGATAATGACCAGAGAACACTCTAGTAAATTTAGAAAATACTCCCTTATCCATACCATTGGGTTGGTCTTGTCCTGGAAATACAGGAAATCCACTCAATTCTAAATGACCACAAACAAACTTTTGTCTACTATTTTCTAACAACTCAAAAGTTTTTTCCTGATTCTCAGCATTTATCCAAGGGAGCATAACAAAAATATCTTCACCAATTTTTATTTCTTTTGGTGAAGATATTTTTATTACATTTGAATATTCATTTAGTAGAATATCAATTGAATTAACAGAATTAGTATTCTTATAGTAAGTATCGTGATTACCACAAATACTATAAACAGATACTCCTAATTCAGAAAATTTATCATAAACATTCCTCTTTGCCCAATCAAGTGCCCAATAATCTACACCTTTACGATTATCAAAAGCATCACCTAAGTGAATACATTCAGTAATATTATTCTGTTTCAGATATGGAAAAAATATATTTTCATAAAATTTCTCAAAGAAGTCATGAAAATTTTTATTTGCTTTTTTAAAATTGTAGTGGGTATCAGTAATTAAAGCAATCTTCATTGATAAAGTTTAATCTGGATGTTGTCTTTAATAGTATTATATTCAGAAGAATTATGATGGTCACCATCTACAGAAAATACTTCATCATAACCAGACCTTTCAATAATCTTTTCTTTAATTTCCATCTGCTTCTTCTCTTTATGAATTCTTCTCAAAAATGCATAGTAAACAATTTGAGTAAAGTAAGCAAAGGGATTGGTTCTATCTGTATTGAAATTACTAATATAATGAACACAATTTTCTACACCATCACTAATCATGTCCTCACGGAACATATAATTTACAAAATTAGGACGATATGATAGATGAGTAGCAATTTTCAAAAAACAATCTCCAAGATAATTTGAAATCCTAGGTGGGTCTAAGTTTTTTTCTTTTGCACGTTCACCTCTTTTCTTATGCTCAAGGAGAGCAAGGTGAAATTCTTTATTATTCACATAGTGGGGATTTTTACGTTCTCTAACCATTACTTATCTTTATTTCTTTTAATAGTATACATCTTTTACCTTTAGTTGACAAGGGTAGGTGATAATGTATATAATGAGTCTGTGGACGTTCAAGGTTGATAATAGCTTTAATTACTTAAATATCTTTAGGGTCCATTTTACCAGATTCTTTAAAGATTTTTTCTAACGATACTCTTGCTTCAGTTATAGATTTTAAGTAACCCATTCTCTCTGATGGTTTGTTAGAGATAGTGGGTTTTTTATTTTTCTTTTTAAGGTACTTGGCATACATAAAAAGCATATCCTCATCTGTGACTTCAGATATAGTAATGACTTTGTTCATATCCATTACAAACATTGAATCATCAGTAAATTTAATCCAAGGATTAATTTTTAATCCAGAGACTCCCATCTGTCTCATACTAAACGTTTCAATAATTACTGGATTATCCAAAAGCAAAATTGTCCTATCTTCTTCTTCGCACGGACAAACTTTTGAAAATATCTCTTCTCCTGAAATTAATTTAATAACTGCGTAAAACTCTTCTTCCATTTTTTATTCTCTAAAATTAATTTGCAATACTTCATAATTGAAATTTTCTTCGTTATAGATTTTTATTCTCTCAATTAAATGATTGAGGGTATAATTTTTTCTTGACTTGAATGTAGTATCATCTGCAATATCATATAGTACTGCTTGGGACTTATTGTCTCCCTTTCTAAGTACTCTACCAATAGATTGTAAGTTTCGGACTCTAGACTTAGATGGTGATGCAAAAATTACATTATGTAGATTTTTAATATTAATACCTGTTGAAAAAGTTCCATAAGAGGCAACAATAATTGCATCGTTTTCTTTTTCAGTAATTTCTCTTACTTTTTCTCTTTCTTGGGCAGGGACTCCCCCATAGACAAAGAATACTTGTCGTCCCTCTTCTACAGAGCTATTTATCAAGTTATAAATTGGTTCTCCATGTGTTTCAACTCTATTGAAAAGAACAAGACTATTACCACTTAAGTCAACAGTAAGATTTTTTATAAACTTATTTCTCTTCTCATTACCAATAATGTATTGAATTTCATCTTCATATGTACCAAACTCATGCCCATCATGTTTAAGAAGAAGAACTTTAATTTGGAGTTTTGATAGATGTCCCTTTTCAATAAGGTCTTTTGTTTGAGTTACTTTATAAGATGGACCAAATAAACCTTCAAGAACCCATTTGTGTGTTTGCGATCCATCTAGTGTTCCTGTAAAACCAAATCTATACTTTGCATTATCCATTTTAGTCATAATACTAACTAGAGATTTTGACTTAAACAAATGTGCTTCATCACCAATAACTACATCAAATGGTTCAAACCAAGACCTAGGTAGTTTGTAGATAGATTGCCAAGTTGTTATAACTACGTTCTTATTAGTTGTTTTATCTTTTCCCGAATATATCTTATGACAATTATTATCAGAATCCCATCCATAGTCTCCAAAGTCTTTGAACATCTGTTCAACAAGAGAAGTAGTTGGAACGATTACAATAATCTTATGATTTTTTTCTGCGAAATATCTCACTACAGAATAAATCATCAATGACTTACCAGAACCAGTAGGTGATACAATTAATTTTCTATTATACCTAAGAGCATCATATACTGCATCAACTTGATAGTCTCTAGGTTGATACTTTGTAAGTTTTGAAATATACTCTTTTGTTCCATCATAAGAGATAAACTTGTTCTCTTCAAATGGTATTCCATAAAATTTATTATCAACAAATTCTACACCAAATCCAGATTTTTTTGCCCAAGAACAAATTTTATCTAATAAACCAATATAAATTTCACCATTATGTGGTGAGAATAATCTAATTTTTCCATCCCAGTATTTGCTACGATATTGTGGCATAAACTTCGCACCAGGAACTTCAAATGTAAAATAATCACACAATTCCTGTTTTACGAAAGGTTCTGCTTCAATAGTCAAATAAACTTCGTTCTTTTTTCTAATCTTTAAATTAGTCATAACCAGCAGTGAATTTCATGAATTCAATAGCATTTTTAATTTGATAAGTTCTATTCAGAATAGTTTTTAGGATACTATCAATAAAACTTAACATTGTTTGATAATAATCAAGTTTTGATACAATATGAATGATGTCTTCATCTGCATCTAGATATTTGTCAATATCTGGTTTTAAAACTTTGTGGTCAAATGGTTTTTCTCTGTATATTTCAGGATCTGCTTTTCCCGAATAATATAACCACTTTTTCTTTTTTAAAATTTTATATTTGTTTTGTTCCATCTTTTTTAATAGAACAATATTATTGTATATATTGTAATACTTTGAATGTAAGGATGGAATTTTTATAGACTCATTATGTAAATTATCTGGGTCGATTTTTGAATCTTCTTCCCATGACAATTGTATTTCATCAAGATTCATACTAATTAGTATTTTGTAATAGTGTAGTGAGTATACTTAAGTGTTACTGATGCTGAAACATATTCAATATCTTGTGCTTTAGCATTAAATTCAATAGTAGATAATGAAACCGGAAATAACCCTGTAAACTTAACTGAAGCAATCGGATTGAAATTACTATTAAAAATTATAAGCGTTCCATCACTTTGCCCTGCTTCTGCAAATTGTTGACCTTGAGTAAATCCTTCTTCTAAGTCTAGAAGGTCTTGATACTGTTCTATAGATTCTGGATAACCAAATCGTTCTAACCACTGATGTACTATTCTGTAGTTAACAAGGTCTTCATCTACTAAAAAATCAATTACCAAATCATCATAAGTTAGTTTATCACCTGGGATAGGAATATCTTTCAAGTACGTAGGTTGAAATGCAACTCCGAGATTTATTGAAGGAATTTGTGCAGTATTAGAAAAGAAGTCAACCTTTGGATACTTACCTAGTGTAAACTTAAACCCTGTTGGTTGTAGGAAATTTCTATTTTTCAGTTGCCTATCTAACGGCAAAATTGTGTCAGCCACCTTAAATGATTGCAAGTTCCTGTATTATTTATGTGCCAAATCTAGACATAAAAAAAGAGGTCCCGAAGGACCTCCTGAATAAACCGTGAAAAAGAATCACATAAGGTTAGCAACCTTGACTCTTCTGTAGTAACGGTTGGAGTTGCGCTCAAGACGGCCAAGACCAGCATTTGTTCCTTCTGCGAAGGGGTTAGCAACAATGCCGTAACGAGTCTTGAATCCGATTTTGGGCTGGAAGTTGTTCTCGCCAACTGCACGAACCATCTGAAGAGGAACGTAAGGGCAGTAGAACAGACCTGCGTCATAAGGTGAAGAACCCTTATAACCAACAACGTAGTACTGATCCGAGCTGTTATTAGCAGCATAAGGGTCAATGTATACTCTGTAACGACCGTTAAGGATACCTGCGAAGGTATTGCTTGAATCGTCAACGTTGAGGTTTGCGTTGAGTGCAGGAGTGTAGT